ACGTAAAACTCAATAACCTTACCATCGCCATCACACAAGGCATCGCCTGTATCTGGGTCTATTTTATAGTAGGTCAAAGCCCATACGCCTACGTCATATTTCTTATTCATTGTTATCTCTCCTTAAATAATCCATAAAGCCTTTTGTTGTATTGCTGCAAGCCAGCTCCTCATCGGTTAGCGGCTTATCGTCTTTTACTTCTTTAGCAACTTTATAAACCACTTCCCTGCGTATGCCCAATGAGCGTGAAATTTCGGAGTAGTTTAACTGTGTAAAGTGCAACATCTTAACTATCCTCATCTTTAACCTGTCAGATATTCTCACGCGCCTTTAAGCAGTCTACGCTCCTCGGTTGTTAAGAATGCAGTAGAGCATTTAGTTGGAGCAACCCACATAGCTCGCTGGTCTGTATCGGGTATCTCACCGAACGCTTCTTTAGCCAGTGCAACATTTTCAGGTGTAGGGTCGCTTAACACTTTGCGAATGTACTGTAGAGAATCAATATGAGCCTCTACTGCTTCAGCGCATACCTCTTCTCTGGGCTTCTCAACTGGCTTTCCCCGCATCATCGCAGCCTCAGCGTCATCGTCAGCAGTAGGAATACCCGCTATCGCCTGTAACGCATAACGTCTAGCGTAGGTTATCGCACTACCACCGCCCTGTGGGTCTTTCTTGGCAAGTGGTAAATAGAACTCTGACTCTAACCATTGTCCAGATGAGTGCATTAAGATTGTAGTAACACCTACACCACCACCGCCTTCAGATGTTACTGGCAACTGCGAGTAAGATAACCCGTTATTAGCGAATGGTTCTTTAATCGCTTTAATTACTGATGTTAGATCAGCGTAGGATGATTTAAAGAATGGATTTTT